TCATTGATCTTGATGTGGACTCTATTACTGAAGGGTTCTATGGCATCAATATCCACAAGGCAGGGTCGGCCTCAACGCAAGTAGATAAGTGGTCTGCTGGATGTCAGGTTTTCAGCCGTAGCGCTGACTTTGAAGAGTTCATGAGCATCTGCTACGCAGCAAGGGAGAAGTGGGGAAACAGCTTTACGTATACGCTGATTGATGAACCGGAGTTCTAATGGAAGCGGTTCTTGATTCCCTGTTGGCCGATGGTCACCTCGGCATCTTTGCAGCGTTTCTGGTGTTCCAGTTCATCACGATGCAGAAGCGCTTGGACAAGCTTGTTGAGGGGTTTCAGGAGCAAATTGAAGAGATCCGTAAGGACTACAACGATCGCATTGAGAAGATACGTGAGCGGTACGACCGAGTCATTCAAGAGTATCGGAACAACGCTGACAGTCAGTCCAAAGACTTTTTGATTGCACGTACGAAAGTACACAACGATATCGTATCTCGACTCGACCGCATTTTAGATCGAGACAAGTAAGGAAGAAATCCATGCCATCACAAGCGGAAACACCTGCACCAGTCGCAACTCCTCAACCTGTTGATATAGAAAACTTCGATGTAGGCCCTGATCCGCCACAACTATCGGAGTCAGTCGGTATCGCTCCAGATATCACAGCGGCAGCCAATGCGGCTAAGTCGTTGGGCGGCGAGCACGCACCCATGGTCGCAATCGCTTTGGCTGGCATGGCCGTTGCCGGTGGGTCTAAGGCGTTCAAGCTGTACAGGGACTGGGCTGAGCAGAAGCACGAGCGGGAGATGAAGAAGCTGGAGATCGAGTCCCAGAATCAGGGTCTCGAGGGCCAGCAGCCCCCTCCTTGTGCAGCTAAGTGTGCTGCCATGCAGGCAGAGATTGAAAGTCTCAAGACAAAGCTGGCAGGCATCGAGAAGAAGACATCCAGTATCTCTGCTGACTTCGATGGTGACGATGTCGAGCGTAAGGTCAAGCGAATGAAGAAGCGCGTTGACGAGTTGTTCGAAATCGTCGAGAAAAACTAAATCAGCTTGCTCATCAGCGTCACGATGGAGACGATCAATGCCGCAGAAGAAAAGATCATCGCTCGTTTACTGGCACGCCAACTGCGCTCAACACCATGTCGCTTCACTTCAAAGTCGAAATGCTGCTCAGGCGTCCAGTCAGGAATCCTCTGAGTGTACTCAGAACACTCACGATGCTCCCACAGAGCGTCCTCAGGAATGTCAAGGCCTCGATACATCAAACAGACGCCTGCCTGTTTGCTGACACCTTCGTAAGACTTAAAAAATCCACATCGTCCGCATCGAGCCATGCGGTAGTGTAACAAAAAAAACCCCACCCAAGTCGTGACACTTGGATGGGGCACAGGTTTAATCCACGGGATTAAATTGATCTCAGCCTATCCAAGATCAAAATGTTTACAACACCACCAATTATATGGATTAAGACCTATAGGCATTATGCCTGCCACCCCCCCACCCGGTAGGAATCGCCCATGCTCACGTCCCGAGTATGGGAACAAGCGATGTGGGTGGGGGGGCGCAGGGGATGTTGTTACTTCTTAGAAGATGCGGCTGCCGGGGTCGGCGCAATGGCGTCGTTAAGCATGTCCAGAACCTTCATGAGACCTTCTGGAGGACCGTCATCTCGCGCTACTACTTTGACATCGTACTTGGCGCTGTTGTCGCTGCTACGGCTATTCTCACTGTGGTTGGCTACTGAGCCGTGTACCGTCACTTCACAAGAGAAGAGACCAGCGTTGTACTTAGCCTTGGCTGTAAGGTCAGCCTTGCTGTCTGACGTGGTCTTGCTCGACGTGGAGGACTTGACCTCCATGGTGAACCGAACCTCTGCTTCCTTGACTGAAAGGGCTGGAGTGTTGATCATCGCAAGAAGTGGAACCTGAAGATCCACCTTTTCCATCGTGGTATTTCCGGCAGCGTCTTGAACCGGCCTGTTGAAGCCAAAGTCAACGGTGCGCGCGGACAAGTTACCCTTTCCGTCGTCGTTGAGACCGACATCCTTGATGAAGTCACTTGATGCCTTTGCGAGCAAAGTCTGAGCGTTACATGCAGCCTTGAGCGGTCCACCAATGAGTTGCTCCATTGGAAGTCCACCAAACTGTGATGACATTTGTACGAGGCCGGAATCTGCCATGATGTTCTCCTACGGAAGCAGCTTGATTAGTTGATCGTCGATTCTTGCATAACCTTCTGGGGGCTCGCTGCCCTTGAAGATCAGCTTTACCTTAGCAGCATTGTTCTGCTTTTTGAACCATGACGGAGTGTTGGCACAAGGCCGGACCATCAACTTGCCTTTCTTTTTGTCCGCCGTAAGCCCAGATATCTCGACTGACATTTCAACCTCAAGCGTATCCACGCGAAGGCTTTGACCAGTCGTGAGGGATTGGAGCGGGACTGGAACTCTTTTTTGTACCAGTACTCCATCTTCCCATGTTGGGATCTCCATGACGACCATACGAGGTACATAAATGGGCCTTCCATGTTCATCATTAAGTGGCTCCCCGGAATCATTCGTCTTCAACTCCCAGAACTCTTGATTCGTAATTGAATCAAGCTCATGCCTCTCGGCAATGTCGGTGGCAGCTATAACCGCAGATTGAATCGAATGTACGATGTCATCTAAAGAATGATCAGCCATTATGTCTCCGAGTTACCGTCTGATGTACTTGAGCCAAGCGTAACGCTTCCTGGTCGCCAGATATCCGCCCTCCTCCTCGTGTCCGTAGGCTTCACGCTCGAACGGTATCTCTCGATACGCCCTATCTCCGTCTCGATACCTGACGAAGTTGATGAGCCAGAATGAAGGGTACAGCAGTAGAAATCCGATAAAACCAAGCTCGACCCACTGAAGGTAGTGGATGGTCTCATGTCGCTTTGTGGTCTTGCTCATTTCGCCGCGAGCGAAGACGAACAAAGCAAGGCTGATAGCACCGATTTCAATAGGAGAAACTTTTGACAACCAAACAGGAATCCGGCTGTTTTCCTTGAATATTGGAAAGCATCTACGCTTGGTTTTTTTCATGTTCATCCTCAAAAGCTGGGGCGGTTGGACTCGAACCAACAACGGTCGGGGTAACAGCCCGATGCACCTGCCTGTGGCGCTTCACCCCATTACTTCTTCTTCAATCCGTAGTTGTCCCTGGCCCATCCTTCGCCCTTGAGGCTGAAGTTGGTGACACATATCTTTCGCTTCATATCGACGGATGTGCCGAAGTCGAGAGCACAAGCCCCACAATGGGGGCTTGGGTCTCCAAATGCCTGCAAAACTTCTACGGTTTGATTGCAGTTAGGGCAGACGAATTGATACAGCGGCATCGTTAATCGTCAAAGACAACTTTTTCTTCGTCTGGTACTGGGTACGTTTCGATTTCTTCTGTTGTCTGAGCGTTGCTTGCAATGGCACCAGCGGACATCGCAACAACCAGTTGCTTGATCAACTCTTTAAGCTCACCATCATCTGTGTTCTTGCTGCTCAAAGCTTCGACAACTTCGGGTGCGATTGGGCTTGTGTTTACATTTACAGTAGTCGTAATCGGCACTCCGTTCCTGTAAAGAAGCTCTTCGGTGTTGTCTACATCTACAAACTTGACCACCAAATACAAACGCTCAACGCCGTCTGGTGCAAAATCGATCTTCACTTCATAGTCCATCAGCGCCCACTCACCATTAGGCTGAGAGTTGCGAATGGTCTTGAGCATGCCTCTGATTGCTGATTGAACGATAGACATCCAGGTTTGCTCGTTCACCTTTCCTTGAAGGTTGTGCAGAGGCCAGGAGCAATCGCCCAGCTTAGTTCTGTAGTCCTTGCACTCCTTTGCCTTCTTCGTTGGTAACTTTTCAGAAGAAATAATTTCATTCAAAATGCTAAGCAGTGACGATGTTTGGTTGATAAACGTCGCTTGCTTGTTTCCTTCTTGTAGTGTTTTGCCAACGAATGGATTTTTAGCGCGCTCTACTTCTTCAAAAAGACTCATTGTCTTCTCCTATTACTTTCTCGAACGATTTGTTTTTTTGCTTTCAACTCTAAGGTTTTTCTTAGAGTTATTTTTTGGGTTTCCGTCTTTGTGATGGACATCTTTACCATCACCCTTTTTAACACGTTTGAGCATTGTCATGATGCGGCGAGCGCGATTTCTACCCGCCCGCCGCTTCTTCTGCTCCGGTTTGCTATGGTATTCCCGGTATTCCTTTTTGTAGTCACGAGCCATATTGGTACCTAATCTTCGAGTACGGATTCTTCCTTCTCTTTCTCCTTAACCTCTGAAAGCTCGTCGAGTTGTTCGGTCAACAGATTCATAGAATCCATCTCAGGAATATCATTCATCTCAACGACTTTGAGATCCTCAGCTATGGCATCTTGCTTGCCATCATGATCATAGGCATTGGAAGTTGTATCATCCATAGGGACGATGCCGCGAGCAAACGCATACCTAAGTCCAGTCTTGAGTGCCATCTCGATAGGCCACTGGCCCCATGGGGATTGGTTCTTGTTTCGCTTCCAGGCATCGGAGTTGGCCCTACGCTTTTCGATGTCGGCCTTACGGATGACGACAAAGTCTTTAGAGCCGTCCTTGTAGTGTGCAACTACGTATACCGCTGTAAGAGATTCCCATGATTGTTGTGCGTTTAGGTCTGGTACGTGTTCCAGCTTTGGCTCCGTTCCTTCGATGACATGGAACGTGTCGCTTTCAAACACAGCCTTGGTTCGGAGTCGGACTCCTCCCCTGGCGGCGAGCTTGGCGAACCCTCGGTGGGATACTTGCCATTGAAGCGTTTTGCCTCTTGGTAGCAAGTAAACGTCAGGCAGTGGCCCACCGGGCATAAGACCAGTCATAGCAGACAAGGCAACCGCCTGGGCGACCGAGGCTGGGTCACAAGAGTACAGACGGTCATTGACCTGTGCTGCTTGTCTAAATGCCAGCGCAACTCGACCAGCGGCCTGCGCTCCTTCTTCTGTGCCTACCATCGTCTGAAGAAAATCAGAAGCCTTGGACTCGACGTTGTTTCTAAACTGAACTGCTGGATGTAGTGCGTTAGCCATTATTTCTCTCCTGTGTAGTTGAATCTGAATGTTCTGGTTGGTTCGCCTTCTATGATGTACTTCTTGGCGAGGTCTGGGTTGTCGGCTTCGAAAGATGATCTATCGAATCGACTTCTTGGTTTGCTCTGGGACCATGTTGCGACACCAGCAATACCATATGCGGTGCCAATCTGTTCTTTGAGTTGATTTTCCAAACGACGCTTTTGATCGTCAAGCTCGGCGCATTGTCGGCGTATGTCTTTCAGCTTTGCCGCCAACTCGATGTGGGTATCAGAAGGCTCGATGAATGTCTTGGATTCTTGCTCGAAGAGCTTTGCTAAAGACTTAGAGCAGGCTGTTGATCCATCAACTTCGGGCGGAGCGCCAGCACGTATGTGCTTGTCATACCAGTCGCGCACATAGTCAAGAATCTTGGATTCCACTGACTTGTCTCGATAAATGTTGAAGCACCTATACTCGTCTGACATCGTGGCGAAGGCCGCAAGATCGCATCGGTCATCGTCAGTTACCGCCATCTGCCAAACACACTGGGCGGCATAGTACGGTGGGACTGAGTTTGTACCAGAAAAGCCCCACCTGTGATCGAATTTTCGAGTAGATTTGATCTCAAGCAACCACTTTGCACTGTCTGAGGTGACAAAGAAATCGGGACGAGCGTGCATCCACTCTTCCGGTCCTATGATTGGATCGGCCTCGTATGCGGGTCCGCTTTTGATTTGAACGTTATTTAGGTGTGCGTAGTGCGCTCCGATTGCCGGTTCGAGGATGTGTCCTCGTTGAGTCGCTGCTGATGATGAGCTTTCAGTCAACCCATGTGCCCTGGCCCATACATCCCATGGACTACTCCAGGGCGAAAGGCCGAGTATCGCTCCGATGCTACTGCTGCCTATAGTAGGCAAGTCGTTTGGCATTTTTTCTCCTATTTGCTTGTACGATTGGATAGTATCATGATGTGATGGTAATACCATCACTTTTACCGGACAAAATCTGACTGGACATTTAATGAACATCAGGAACTATCGAGAGGCTCAGCCTCGATTCAATAGTCGCTTTGCTTTTTGCAAGTGGATCAACGAGAGCTTGTCTC